TTACTAATACTCTTGTCGCAGTACAACTTGCCGACTTTGTTATTGTAGTCAAAGCCAATCAAGCTATCGCTTGCATTCTATATCATCTTTGTGTAACTGCAGCGTTAGTAGATGTGAAAGCAAGATTATCTATATCAGTCACTAGAGCAGCACTTAATTCTGTTCGAGCTGTTCCATTTCGTCTTTTTCAGCCTCTAGTTGTAGTGTTTCTACCAACATATCATACACCAAAATAATTAGTACCGTTTATTGTTTCGCTTCCGTATACTCAAGGGTATCATACGATCCAGTATATTTGTCATAGTGTTAAAGTAACACTAGCACCTAACGTAACTACTGTAGCTACTAACGAAGTCGTCAGACTGGCACTTGTTACTGTTGCTGTTTCGACTTCTGTACCACTAGGAGCAAAAGCGGTACTAGTCTCTATTCTAAAGTTAAAATCTACACCAGGCGATACGTATTTTCTCAGAGATAATTCAAAAGTATCTCAAGGTATTCAAGTACCAATAATAGGTATAGCAAATCTTCTGTTACCTGCTACATTTCAGACCAATTCTATCTTTTTTTCTTCTGTTACTACAGTAATGATATTCTCTAATGCTCAAGAACTTACTATTCCTGCAGTAGCTATCAAATTTGTTCTAGTTAGTGGGTATCAAGCAGGGTTTTGTCTTGCTTGTGTATAAGAACCACCACTTGCATCACAAGTTATTATAAATGATTGTCCTGCCCCAAAATAAGTATCTCAAGAAAAGGTTGCTACTTTTGATACTATGGAAACAGTTTCTAAAATGTTTCAATCAGCGTCTTTTAATAATGCTCTAGTAGCTGTACAAGCTGTATAAATAGTAGCTGTCTTAATCCTAATATCCTTAATAGCAGTGAAAATAACTCACTGTTCTGCTGTTGTTGCCGAAGAAGAATTATGAGTATCATTGTCAAAATTATCTGAAACACTAATATCTTGTGTTATAGACGCTATCGTAGGTATATCTTCTACAAACAAACTATTGCTTGCTACTACATCCTCTCATAAGCGATATGTATCTCTATCGTTCAAACTTTCTACAGCTGAAGCAGATAATATATCAGCATCTAATTGTGCTTTGTTTACAGCATCTAATCCAGTCGTTCCTGTCGGTACTTGTGGTTTATTAGAGAATGTCTTTATTCCAGCGATTGTTTGGTTACCTGTTAGTTTTACTACTACATTATCGTTTGCTTTATCTGTTTCTAGTCTTTCGATTTCCTCTTGAACATCCTCTTGTTGTTCGTTTGTCATTACTAATGAAACACTATCCAAACTATTGAATGCTAATGCTGTTGTTGTTTGTGTCAATGCTACATCACTTACTGGACAAGATCAAGCACTTCTTACTATAGTGAATGTATCTCATGCTTTATTTGTAACTCTTACCATTTCTCTTTTCAATACTGGTTTGTTTTCTAATGGACTTGTAGCATCATATTGTTCTAGTTTAAGCAAATATGGAAAAACAGCAGGAAATAGTCATCCTTGTGCAGACTGCAATATCATACTTGTTGCTGATGCTGATATACCAGCGAGTAGTTGTCATTTAGCAAGATTAGCGTTCTTATAGTTTAGAAATGGCATAGTTGTTTTGCTAATATCCAACAGGTTGTTGAGTGGACTAAATTATTTACAACCAATATCTTATATGTTTTACTTTTATGCTATCAAATTGCAAGTGCTTTAAGTTGTTGTCAAAAACTTATGTATTGATCTAAATATACGATAACCTTGTCTTGCGTATATTGGATCTTCTCTATCTGTATATTTTCAAACGCATACTCAAAGTTTCTTACCTTTACTGTATCTCAAGGTTTGATAGTTTCTATAGGATAGTCTCTGTTTACTACTAATGTTGTTTGTAGTTTTGGATCTTTTCTATCGTTTACATATTGGATAGCATAATTATCTAAAGCTGTTTGTCAAAATATATCTACCTGTTGTTGTAAGAACTTGCTACCATATAATGTAATACTAGCATTGTCTTGATAGCTTGTGTTTTGTGTAACATCATATCTACTCCAGAAAAACACTTTGTTTGTCATCTCTTGTATCTCCTGCTGTATATCTATACTCTCTACATCTTTTTGGTTTGATAGAAAGTGGGTAGGTGTCAGTGGTTTAGTAAACATATAGCAAGTACCGTTTCAATCTATATATCGTTTCCTACCACTAGCATTTGCTAATGTAGTCAAAGCATCAGAAGCATTAGTTGTGCTTATACTACCAATTCAAAGACTTGCTCAATCAGGGATAGTTCAAGTTGTATAGTTTATTATAGTTCCACCATACGAACTATTTATACTATCAATCAACTCTCTAGCTAATTGTCATACTGGTTTGTTATCGTAAATGAAAGCAGCACTATTTTCTGTTAGTATAGAAGCCACTCACAAACAAGATAATTCTATAAACTGTCTGCTTGTAGTTTGTTTTCTACCTATCTTTGTGACATATCACATATACAAATCCCAACCAGCTTTTATATCTTCATCGTATCTCTTTATCTTTATAATATCTCAAAGCACATAATCGGTAGTTGTTATGTCTTTATTGATCTGTAATGTTACTTGTCATTGTCATCAATTTACATTTGCTGTAAATGTAATATCTCAAAGCAATAAATCCCCTTTGATTGTTTCTTTTAGTATTGTGTTGATTCTGTTGTATACCTTTACTATTATCATCTATAGATAGTTCACATAATAAAGCCAAGTAATATCTGCTATGTATGTTCAGTTAATACTTATCAATATAGGATTGCTCCCATTCTGGATCTGGACAAACGGTCAATCATAATCAACAGCGACACCATTCAATACTACTTGTTTTTCTATACCATCTAATACAAGTATATCTCAATCAGCTATCGTTTCGTTTACTGTCAATGTATATCAATCTTGTCCTAGTGTTATACTATTAGTTCAAGCTACACCAGCACCAAATATCATATATACTTGATAATCTGTTCTCGCTCATGTGTTATCTATATCTAATGATAGTGTAGGAGTAGCAACTCAAACTTCTGTATTATATGTAGCTACCTCATCTTGAAAATTATTCATAGCAGTAAAACTCATCACTACATTAGTAAGTATACCTTTTTTCTCAAAATCTCTATTGAAGTTTAATGATGTTAGACTACATTTTATAGTCCTGTATGTTCAGTTTATCAATACTTTTAGATCTCACTCTTTCTTAAATAATTTTAGTTTCAAAGTGTCAATCATAGTGTTTAGTTCTTCTTCTGTGTCTTGTATAACTATAAGTTTGATATTCAATATCTTACCATTCACAAAGTATCATAACACACCACCTCAATCTATTCTTGGAGAGTCGTATGTATCTAACGCTATTCTATTCATGTCATCATAATTTGCTGTATCTATAGAGAGCGTTCAGCAATTAGATATATCAAACCCATTGAATATAAAACTACCTGAGCTGTCTACTGCAGATTGTAATGTAAATGCTATGGGATATTGTCAAGTAGTGGATCAAAACATATTGTCATCTAATAACTAAAATATACCTTTCCTTGATAATGCTATCTTTCTAGCCAATTCGTTACCCAACAAATCAAGATCTATATCGTTGCTAACATTGGCGTTTATATTTATGTTGTTGTTTAGTGTATTGTTTGGTACAATGTTTCCACTAGCTCAAGGCACAAACAACTCTGGTCATCTTTCTCATACCATATATGGACTACCTGCTGATACTGGTCATCATATCGCTCTTCAAGGTATAGTACCACTTCATCAAGACAACCCACCTGCTTGTGCTGCTGCTCTTGCTGCTGCTGCTATTGCGTTGTATAAAGCTATCTGTTTTGCTGCTTCTTCTGCTAATGCTGCTGTTTGTTTTTGTAGTTCTATTTTATATGTCTTTGTTATCTCTTGTGAAAATAACTCTTTTTTCTCTTTCAATAATCTGTTCTGTTCTTCCTCGAAAGCTAACTCTGCTATTAACTCTGTCTGTCTAGCAAGCAACGCTGTTTGTCTTTCTAGTAGTTTTTCTGTTTCACTCAATTGATCCTGTCTTTTTAGCTCATCTAGCAACTCTTGGTTTACATTCGCTCTAGCCAAAGCCAACTCTCTTTCTAAAGCTATCTTTTTGTCTAGATCTTCTTGCGAAGCATCTCAAGAAGCTATATCAACATTGATACCAGCCAACTCTTTTTCTATAGCTAATGCTCTTTTTCCAATATCATTTTCTACTCATCACAACTCTTCTCATACCTTAGACAATTCTCCTTGTAGTTTTACTATGTTGTTTGTACTATCTTTTATAGCATCATCAAACGCTTTTACATATGCTACTCATTTTTCTTTTATATTCTTTTTTATTTCTTCTGCAGCTTCTTTTGTTCTCTTTGTGAAATCTCAAAATGTTTCTCATAATTTATCTAGTTCTCATTTTACATTAGCTACTTCTTTTAATTTATTTTTAAACTCTTCGCTTCAGTTAATAGTTTTGTCAAGTTCTCATTTTAATCTTTCATATTTTTCAGCAAGCGTCTCTATAGCTTTTCATTTTTCTTGAGTTTCGTCTAAAGAATTATTGTAATCTTCTTGTGATATCGTAAGTTCAGCTCTAGCTGATTTTTCAGATATTAAAGCAGCTACAGCTTGCTTAGAATTATCTTTTAGCGCTTGAACTGCATTATTTCTTATTCTGTTTAGTTTTTCTTCTACTTTTGAAGCTAAACCACTAAATAAACCAGATTTAGTCAACAAACCAGATATAACCTGTATTTGTTCTACGACATTGATTGTTATCGAAGCTAGTGCTCTTTTTGTAAACGCTTGCATTTGTGTAAATGCATTGGATATTGCATTGATAGCAATAGCAGCAAACAGTTGTGTTGTAAGCCAAAATATCTTAAACGCTTTAGTAGAGTCTCAAATCTCAGCTCTTTGTAATCTCAACTTACCAGTCAATAGGTTTATTTCAGAGGCTGTTGTTGCAAATCTTTTAGCTGCTTCTATTTGTAATGCTGTATTTGTTTCGAATTCTGAATTTGCTGAACTTAATGCTTTACTTAACGTTCATGAGTCTAAAGCTAAAGCTAGAAATGCAGCTCTTGTTCTAACATTAGCTCATAATAATTCATCTATTGTAAGAACAGCCAAATCTCATTCTTTTTGTAATCATTGAACAAATTTCTCAAATGCTGACGCTGCATCATCTCTCCATAACTTAGAAAATTGAGCAGATGTTAATCAGGAAGTTTTAGCAAGTCAATCTAAATCTTTACCTCATTTAATGACTGCTGTATTTATATCAACAAATGCTTTACTAACAGCGGTTCATCATGCTTCTGCATTTACACCTACTGCTGATAATGCTGTACCTACAGCAGCAATTTGATCAGGAGTTAGTCAAACTATAGTACCAGCAGCAGCTATTCTAGTTGTGAATTCAAGTATTTCTTTTTCTGTTGTTGCAAAATTATTTCCAAGCTCTACAACTACTGAAGCTAATTTATCTATTTTATTTAATGGAAGTCAAGTAACATTAGCTATTCTTGCAAATCCTACAGCTGCTTCTTCAGCAGTCAAATTAGTAGTAACAGCTATTTTTGCTACAGTATCAGTAAACTTTGTTAAATCTCAAATACCTACACCAAGCTGTCATCATAGCTCAGCTATTTTTGCTATCTCTTCGAACGCTACAGGTATTTTTGTACTTAATAATTCTAATTCTTTTCTTATTGCTTTAAATTCAGGTTCTGTCGCAGTCAATGTTTTCCTAACTCAAGCAAATGCTGACTCAAAACTTATAGCATCATTTGCTGTATTATTAAAAAAAGATTTTACTGAAGCAAAAGCAGATAATATAAGTCAAACACCAAAAAAAGCAGTAAATGCATTTTGTATTTGTCTTCACACAATTTGTGCTTGTTGTCATATTGAATTGAATTTAGCTTGTAGTCTACTTAAATCTTTATCTCAAGTATTTACATAGTTATTTAGCTGTCTTTTGGCTTCTGTTAATCCTCTTTGGAGTTCGTTTGTTTTTAGTTGTGCGTTTATTGTAGCATCCTCATCTCAAGATTTTTTGGCAGCCCTTAATGCCTTTCTTGCGTTACCCAATTGTATTTGGAAATTAGCAACATCTAGCTCTAGCTTTACTCTCAACTCCTCATCTAGCTTTTTACCAGTATCTCTAGCAACATCAATACCTTTACGAAAACTGTTTTGATCTACTCCAGCGACTATTGTTGCCTGTATCTTTGTTTCCAATACCATCTTTACTTATTATTGGTAAAATACTTTTTGATAATATCCAAGTCTTTGTTCTGTTCAGCAGTTAATCATCATTGTGCCATAACCTTAGTATTTATAGCTTTCCCCTCTTTGAATGTTTCATAGTTATCGTAAACAACTTTGTCCATATACCAACCAATCTGCTCCATAGTCAATCTTTCATATAATTCATCTATACTTATACCAGTCTTTTTTACAAGTACCTCCAAATGGTTGTCGAATGGATACGGTTTCGGTTTCTTTCATCAAATACTAGGAGATTTTGTGTCTGTATACATACTTTTTCGCAATGGGTGGAGCATTCATACTATATCACTAATGTATGTGTCTATATCGTTTTTTACTAACAATAAGACCTGCCTTTTCTTGATATTGTACCGTTTATATTGATAATTATTTACAAAAAACTTATCTATATAATCTCTTTGTAGCAGGATTCACTCTATTTGTTTGGATGTGTCGTTTCATAACAACAATTCTAGTATCTCAAGATATTCTGATGTTTGTTTTGCTGTTGATTGGTTAAAAGTAAGTACGCAATCTCATCTTTTAGTAGGAATAGTATATTTGTATCTTTTACTTTGTGGGTATTTATACATATATTATACCATTAGAACTAAAACAGAGGATTGCTCCCCTGATTGTTACTATAAAGTAACTGTTGCTTTATTCTTCAAATATCCTCCACCTGATACACCAACAAATGATGCTTCTGATCATTCAAATGATGTGTCTTCTGAAAGAAGTATATAATTTTCTACCATATCTCCACTCAATACATATTTTCGGAAGTATATAGTGTCTTGTATTCCTTGTGTTGCGTTGATAGCGTTAGGACAAGATACAAACTTGTATAGACCATATGGTACTGATGCTTTCTCGATGTTGTATCCATCAATACTAGCAGCACTTGGAGTATAATCGTAGTCTACAGTAATTGTTTGAGCAAGAGTAGTCAATGTACTACCTCATGCTACTGTATTCATAACGATACCTCGTACTCAATTTTGGTTTACCAAAGAATAATCGTCTTGTGCTATCAATGCTCCATCTGTTCCACCTGTTACAGAGTTGATAACCAATACAGCTCAACTTCCATTTTGGTTTGCGATAGAAACAAACAAGTTAGGTACAAATGGATTTGCGATAACTTGTGATGCTCCTGATACCAATGAACCAGCAACATTTAGTCTATCCAATCCAAGCATTTTGTCAAATACTGGTCTGTTATTTACATCAAGCCAAGTAAATGAAATAGTTGGAGTAAGTTCTACCAATCTAGCCAATTCTCCTACTCCACAGTTACCTGCTCTTATGATCTCTTCATTTTGAAGTGAGTGAGATATAGAGAAGTCATTGATGTGTCCTACAGTAGAATAGTTAAATAAGTCTAATTCAGTTTTAAGTGTAGATTGATTAGTAGCTGTCAATTTAGTGATAGCTGAGTAATCAACAATGTCAGTACAGTAATACAAATCCCCCATAGTGAGTAATTTGTCTGCTGCGTTTGCTAATATTGAAACCATTAGTTAAAGTTTTACAAGATAAATTTTTTAATTAGCACCTTTTACATTTACCGTCTATGCTCTTTTCTCCAGTACATTCGTAAACATATTGAGAGTAAGAATCATACTGTTCTTGTGTAAGATGTATACAACTGTCTTTTGCGTAAACAATACCACCTATTGACCAAGTGTCATTGAATTTATAACATTTAGTTTCAGGTGCTTTTGGCTCAGCTTTGACATACTCTTTTTTATTTGCCATTATGTAACACTTATATAGTTAAATAGATAATCTTTTATAATATAATGTCTGTTATCTGCAAAGAATATAGGAGATACTGTATCTTCTAATATGCTTTGAATATAAAATCAATCAATTATATCTATTTTGTTTCAGCATCATTGGTATACAATGTTGTTGGTTATCGTGTCTATAGCTTCCCCCAACACTCTTTCAGGAGTATCAGTAGCTCATAAACTTTCCTTGCAAACTACATGAAACGATACCCTCGCAGTTTTCATTATGTATCATATCTGTGTCTTTGTTGTTGTATTGTTTGAAGTGATCGTCATATAGACATATGTTCCAATAGGAGTAGAGTTTTCGTCAGGTTTCATAGAGAATACTGTCGCTAGTGATGTTATAGCTGTAATAGCATTGATAGCATTATATATATTTTCTCATCTAATAGCTTTTATCATTATCTATTTATTTCTTGATAAATAATATTCTCGACTTTCTGCCTTACATTATCTACTGCTCTCGCAAATGTTCTGTTACCAACTCATTGATAATAGACACTACCTTTTGGCTTGTGATAGTTATATGTTAATCATCAAACTCAATACTCCACATTGATAGCATAATCTGCTGTATTGCCTATAACTCAAATAATCTTATCCCCATCGAACTTTGCTGATTGAACTACATAGCTATCTAGCATCTTTCTTGTATCTTCAGGAGTTAGTCTTTTGAGTTCTTCTAGCAATATAGGTAGAGACTTATTTATACCAGCCATAACCCTTTTTTCAAACTCTTTGGTTATAACTCATACATCTAGCTCTATTGTTGTCATTTCATAGCTTGCACATATAAAGTTATACAATCTATACCACCTCATATACTTCTATCAGCATTGACGCTTGATATAATATATTCTCACATACTTCATAACACAGGATCAATAAGAATTATCTTTTGATTTTCCTGTATCTCGTTATATGCTACAGGCAGAACAACTACATAATCTGGTACATTAGCATTCTGTGCGTATTCTGTATTGACCAACTTCTTTTTGTTCTGCTCAAAGTTACACTCTATATTCTCATATAATGTAGTGTATGTCCTTTTGGAGAATCCACCTACTGTTGTGTAGGTTGTAGCTGATATAGTACACAGTTTATCAAAGAACATTAGATTACCTGTCATATAAAGTTGCTTTTGTATTTACTAAGAATGTTTATCACTTTCTTAGGCATACCTATTGTTTCTATATAGTTATCATAGCTTCACTTATCAGAGTATCAAATACTCCTAGACATATTACTCTCGGAAGTTATCTTATCCCCTTTTAATACAGACAATGCGTTTCATTCAAGGTAAAGCTGTTCAGTAATCCAAACAGTAGCGAGCTTTATATCTTGTGGTATCGCATCATCAACTATAGGGAATATAAACGACTGAGTGCTGACAACCTTTTCTCAATAACTTTGGATATAGGTGTCTATAATCCATTGAGACTGTGTTATCAGCTTAGTGAGGTTTGCGTCTGATAGTGTTGGTGCTGCTGGTAATACATTAGATGTATCTCTAGCATCAAGCAGACTAACATATACAATCTCATTTAGTAAGTTTACCATAGTGATATAATTCCTATATAAAGTACGGTCAATCCGATAATAGTAGCGTATTAGGAATTGAAAGTAACAGCATTATGCTGCCATTTTTTCTTGGATCTGTTCTGCGTTCCATCATCCGTATGCTTTCTTTCCAAACTTCTCTTTGTATTCAGCTCTTAGCTCAACAATACCTTGTTCTTCAGCAACCACTTCTTCTTCAGCTGCTTCAGCAACATTAGTGACTACTTTTTCTTTTACTTTACCTGAGATACTAACAAACTCATCATTACTAAGACCAGTAATAAGACTTTCATCATCAGTTTCATATTCTCATATTAAGTTAAATTGTACTAACTTAGTAGCAACTTGAACTGCGTATCTTGGTTTACTTGTAAACAACATCATACATAATTAAGAGATAAACAAGCACAAAGTGCTTAATCGGATAGGTAAGTTGCCCTACCTATCCTATAAGAATTATGCCCAAGTAGCTATAGCGACTCTTTGTCGTGTATCTGTTGCGACACATACATAAACAAATCAATCGCCTCGTACTACCTCTCAAGTAACTCCAGCAGCTCATGCTGATGCAGGTACATTTGTTGGCACTACTATAGCTCATGTGTGACTACCAATAGTATTTCCAATAAACTCTTCTGCTTGTATTGCTTGTGGTTCGCCAGCATAATTTTTACTGTGATCTATAATGTCCATAATGATTTTTAATTAGCAATTAAATAGTTAGTCCGAAGATATATGAATGTGATTCTGCTGCGTTCTTAACTTGAAGAGTGTATTCTCCAATAATTCTTCTAGCAACATAATCTGCTCCTGCTGGAGTAGCATCCTTATCTTGGAATTGTCTATTTTGTAGTGGTACAAGAGCAACCTTACTTGGATCAAGCAATGCTACTTTGTCTTTGTCAAAGTTTCTGTCAGCTACAATAGTCATAATATCTCCTTGATCTGATACAAATGTAGTTACATATGAACCAGTAGTAGTATCAGCTCTTTGCATAACTGGATTGTTTCCTGATTGGTTAAATGCTGAGATTCTTCTAGCTTGTGTTGGATGTGCCAAGATGATAGAAAGACCGTTCGCACCGTTACCCTTAGCAATCTCAACAGCGTTGTTAATCAATGACATAGAGATAGCAGCTGATGCAGCATTTACTGAATTTCCAGTAGCAGCTTGCAAGAACCACATAATTCCTCACATTGTACCAGCTTCTGATGATGTTCTAGTAACTCTTGGAGATCTAAGCATAGTTCTGTTTATTTCGTATGCTATATCCAATAGTTGTCTAGATACTTGGTAATCCAAAGCTCCACCGATACCATATTTTGGTACTTCCAATGAAGTCAAAGATACTTTAGCAGTTCTGTCAAAGATTTGTGTAACATTGTATTCTGTAGTTGGTTCGTAACCATTGTCAGCCGATGCTTCAGTAGCTTCGTTTTTTGGTCTAGACAATAGGTTGATGATAGTAGCTGCTGCCATATTCTGATCAACAGAACCACCATAAACACTAATAGAAAGAGTTTCTCCATCCACATTGACTGCAGTTACTTTAGCTTTCAATGTACCCATAGCTCCAGTAGTCAATTCGAATTCCAAAATATCTCCTACCTTTACTCAAACATTTGTAGTAAGTAACATAGTACCAGAAGCTGCTACATAAGGTGTTGCTGCTTTGATAGCCCATTGCATTGGAGATACTACATCCTGTAATCGTTCGTGTTTTGTGTTTGTTGCCACTCATTCTACTCTTATTAGAGTTGCAAGAACTGGGCTTTGTTCGATTACTTGTACGAAAGCATTAGATAGATCTCTAATGTCGTTTACATAATCATACGATAATTGTTTACCTGCCATAATAAATAAATTTACAAATTAAATAGTTAGTCTTCTGTGTTTAATTTTGGAGCGTTACTAATCATACCAATAAGGTCTCACTTAGATTTTGCTTCTTGTTCTTTGCTTGTGTCTTTTGCTTCTGTACCATCATCTTTTGGCTTCGCTTTGAAGTCAGTAGGTTTAGTATAGTCATCAATAAACGAGTCGAGCAACGATAGCTGATCCTCATGTTCTTTTCCTGATAATACTTTCGCAACAAATTCTTTTTTCTCTTCAGGGATTTTTGACAACTTCTCCTCAAGGTTCTTATTCAAAAACTCGTCATACTTTGTTGCTTTGATCTCGATAGACGCAATCTTTCCAGTAAGTTCTTCTACTTGTTTATCTTTATCAGATAACAGCTCCTCATACTTACCTTTCTTTTTTGCTTCCTTTTCATCTAAATCTTTTTTGAAAGATTGTAGTTCTTCCAGAGTGTTCTTTCCTGTCTCAACTTCTTCTTGAGCAGCTTTTCTTCTTTCCCTTTCCTCTTTCAATGCTTTTTTGTAATTCTCGTTCTCTTCTCAAACCTTTAATAATTTGTCAAAGTTTTCCTGTGTGAATTCCATAGTGGATAATTTACAATATAAATAACGCCTATATAGAAGCGACTCTACCACCTCGCTACAAGAGGTATTAGCTTTGCTTGGACTACAACAGCCCAAACAAACGAAATACAGCAAGCAACGCAACAACTCAATACAACAATATATTTATAGTTATAAATAATCCTACCTTATCGTGCCTTAGTATATTTTTGAACACTCATTTTATATTGGTTTTGACAGTTGGCATTGTTCCAAAATCAATCTCCTTAGCCATCTGTTGATGTTAGTGATAAATCCTGTTGCTGTATCAATTCATACTCTCATTGTGCTTCCTGTTCTGTGTATCAATTATATTTTTGGATAGCTTTCACTAATGATATAACTTTTATTTCTCTTGCTGTTTTCAGTTCCTCTATCAATTCCTTATCGCCCTTAGCAAATATATCTGGTCGATTGTATGTCATTTCTTCGCCTGTCAATTCTACAAATACATTTATAGCTTCATCAAACAAATCTCTAATATATTGTATCTTCTTTATAAATGATCCATGTCTTAATGTTCTGCTACCCATACCAACAGATCATTCGTTACTATCTAATCACAAGAACTCTATAGGCACATTAGTCATAGAAGACACTCTGCGTATATTGTTATCCATATCTTTCATGCTTGTCTCTATCAAAGAGTTTATGTTGTTTACAAACTCTACTGTGCTGTTTTCATCTCAGTTGATTATTCTACCTATCTGTGAGAAGTCTATCCTTTTACCTTTATTGTAATCCTCTAATAGTTTTTGTGGTCGTTTGATACCTTTGAATATAACAAAACTCTCTACATTTTGTAGGTATTGTGTGTGGTTCATAACTATCTGCCTATCAACAGAATATACCAGCTGTTTTATTTTCTCAAATAGAGATACATTTCATTCTTCTACTATTATCAACGCCGTTGTATCTAACTGTGTGTTTACAATAGGTAACAATCCAGTAGTCTGTGGGATAGTGTCTAACGCAACTTCTATTCATTTCTGTAATGTCATTCCTGGCATAGAATACAATTTGTTCTCTATATATCCTACATAGTATGATTGTACCAATACATATATATTTTCTTGATCGTCTATATATAATCTGCTTATCTTATCTACACCATTATCATTCCGATAGTTCTTTGCTGGTTGATATACCATCTTTAGTTTTCCGTTTTCTCTTTCGATCCCAATAGTACAAAATCATAACGCCACCAAATCTTTAGTGAAGTCATCAAACATAACACCAAAATCTATGCTAGGGTTACCAACATATGATGCTAATGTATCGGATATAGAAGAGAATAATCAGCTACCAATATTCATTAGCTTAGCTTTCTCATCTGAGTCGTAGGTAAAAAACTTATTCTTTATGTATTTATAGTTTTCGTTTTCTGTGTCTCTTAGATACAAATTGTTCTCAAGTTTCTTGAGATTACTTTGTACTACCAATAGCTTCTGATCTTGCGTAGATATGTTTAGCATCAAAGATTTTTTATATCCTCCTGCTGGTTGTGACAGAGATAAACTTTTACAACCTTATAGTATATATATATTGTATATGTATTTGTTTTGTAATTGCAAGTATATCTTATTTCCCCCTATCGTCATGGATTGTTATAAACATATCTGTTTTCTTTAGTAAAGCAGTACACACATATCTAGCACTATCTATTCAATGATCCATTCATCAAGCAGGAGTCTGTAAATAGTTCCCATTCTTATCTTTTTTCCAACTATAAGCCCTAAACTCTTTCTTTAGATTCTCGCTCCTGCTGGTTATATATATATTGTGCTGTAACATAATATCTATACCAAACTTTATACTATCAGGTCATTTTTGTGCTGGATGGATATTGTATCACATCCTATATATTTCCTCTATACTCTTTGGCTCAGCACTATCAGCTACAATGTCATCAACCTTATCTACTCAATTATTAGCGAACTTGTTACCCAAGTCTTGGTTAGTTAATCATCTACTGTAGATAACTTCGTCTAATACTATACCATCATCTATCTTATATAATCATATCAAAGCACTAGGGTCGTTAGTAAATCAGAAATCTAATCAATATCACAAGAATATATAGTTGTCAGGTATATCGTTTATCTCGGTTCGTTTAGGGAATATAAGTCATTCTAGCTTACCATACTCTCATAGACCGTATATTCTCCAGTATGCTTCGTTTGTAGTACCTAGATATTCGATCTCATCTACTATATTTTTACTTAAATATGGATTGTCTTTGTATGTGCTTACTATTATTTCTACATCTCATTTATCAATAGCCCTTTTTTGTTCTAGTTGTGTGTTGATCCATATACTCTCGTTATCAGGATTGAAATCGATGAATACCTTATATGCTGTTCTTATCATCAACTGAAAAAACTCTTGCTCGTATGTAAGCTCATTAGCTTCATTACAATATAATATATCTCTCTTGCGTCATCTTATCTTCTGCTCATCATCTGCTCCCATAAACTCCACCATCCTTCCTTTGTGTTTATATGTCTTATCAGATTTATTTCTATGTTTTTCTGATAACAAAAAATCATATCCATTAGCAGATACAATATCTTCCCAATCCCTTATAACTGTTGAGTTTAATGTCGACGAATACTTACGCACAACAGATAATATCCCACTATCAAAATATCTTTCGTTGTCTATCTTTCATGTTATCAACCAAACAAAAGCCATCTGTAATAGACTATATGTTTTACTGCTACGAGTTCATCCTCTGTTCACTATGATCTTTTTATCAGAGTTCCAGTTCTTAACAAACACACCAGTTGCTTTTATATCAATACTTGACATATACAACTATTATAAAATGAAATCTAATACATTCATACAGCGAATAGCTCACTATCCATATCCAAAAGCAATAACTTTTTTTTCTAACTGTCAATATGTTGGTCTGTTCATACTATTATATTTACGCTTATTGGATCTTTTAGTCATCATTGTTCGTCCGTAGCTTCTCATCTGAATATAGTATATCTTTTTGTTCACTCTGCTATTATAGCCACTATCTCGACTGTCTTCAGCTTATCAGGTTCTTCTTGTAACCTCTTCTGTAGTATGTTTTGTCATAACACAACATTCTCCATATCTGTATCACATATTCATTCTATACGCCCATCTTTAACCGACTTTGGTAGTTCTTTGATATGTTCTTGTACTGTAGATTTTCATAGTCCAGTAGCTGCAGCAATATCTCTTTGACTAGCTAGTGGGTTCTTCAATACTTCCTTTACTATCTTTGCTTTATTCTTCATTGCGTCATTGCGTGTTTTCATATTATCAGATCATAGATATAAACACTATAATTCATATAACCATTATAAATCATAGTAATCAGTATTGCATACATCATCAGCATCAAGTGTTCCTTGCTGTGTGTTCTGCATCTCGTTTTCTTTCCCAGCGTTCCTTTGCTTTACCCTTTAGATGTGCTGGTGCTTTCCCTGTTAGTCATGATAGTATATTCATTAGCAGGTGGTTATTGATAAATTTTAGTTAGACTTTAAATAAACTTTATATATCTTGATTCTACTTCTCTTCTGTCTATAGTTTTTTCTTCATTGTCTTGTATAACTACTTCGTATGATATACATACTCATTCTTGGTATGTGCTGTTAGTATCTTCTGATGGATCTCTTACAAAATCTCTTTCAGCAAATATAATACCTTTCTGTCATTCATAAAATCCTCCAGTTATCTCTACTTTATCCATCATCTTAAATTGTTCCAATGTTTTTAGTTCTGAGTACCTTGCTAATCTTATTTCTTCTGCTTCGGTTAGTTTATCTACCATAATAATAATAAGATATAAAAGTTATAGATAGTATAGTTATTTAGTAATTGATTGCAAGCCAATGTGTTTATACATACTACTCTATCTATTAAGGGTTAAATCTCTTTCTCTAAAGTCAAACTGTCAATGTATATCATCTATCTCAGCTTCTGAGTAATCTCCAAACCTTTCTTGCTC